CAGAACACTCTATACACTTTCCTTCACAAGCAGTTAGCGATATGGAAAAGCTAAGTGAAGATTATGGTTTAAAAGTAGCAAGAGCTATAAGGCACGAATGGTTTTCAGGAACTACATCTAAATATAATAGCCACAAACATAATTTTCATAATCTTAGACTATATGCTAGAGGCGAACAATCAATACAAAAATATAAAAATGAATTATCTATTAACGGTGATTTATCATATCTTAATTTAGACTGGAAGCCCGTACCAGTTATTCCAAAGTTTGTAGATATAGTAGTTAATGGTATGGCTCAAAGAAACTACGAAATAAATTGTTTCTCTCAAGATGAATTTGGCGTTCAAAAAAGAACTGAATATATGGAATCTATATTAAGAGATATAGAAGCTAAAAAGTTTAATGATATAGCAATGGAACAATTTGGCGTTGATCTATATGAAAATGATAAAGAAAAACTACCGCAAGATCAAGATGAATTAAAACTACATATGCAACTTGACTTTAAGCAAGCTGTAGAATTAGCTGAAGAACAAGCGCTAAGTGTTTTATTAGAAAATAGTGATTACGATTTAATTAGACGTAGAGTGCTTTATGACTTAACAGTGATAGGTATTGGTGCAACAAAAACAACATTTGATTTTAGCGCTGGAGCTAGAGCACAATATGTAGATCCAGCTGACTTAGTTTATTCACACACTGAGTCACCGTATTTTGAAGACGTCTATTACATAGGTGAAGTAAAGGAATTACCTATAAATGAATTAGTAAAAGAGTTTCCAGAATTATCTGAAAGCGAAATAAATGATTTAGTTAATAAATACGCATATCCGCTAGACTACGTAACAAATAGAGATAAAAACAAAGTTCAAGTTTTATATTTTAATTACAAAACCCACATGAATAATGTTTATAAATTAAAAACAACAGGAACTGGAGCTCAAAAAGTAATCGAAAAAGATGATTCATTTAATCCACCTGAAAATAAAACTGGTGATTTTGAAAAGTTAGAAAGGGTTGTAGAAACGTTATATGAAGGTGTTTATATTATTGGTGCTGACGCTTTGTTAAAATGGAGAATGTGCCCTAATATGATGAGAACTGATTCTGATTTTAGTAGAGTAAAAATGAATTATCAAATAGTAGCTCCAAGAATGTATGAAGGTAGAATAGAGTCTATAGTTAGTAGAATAACAACGTTTGCTGATATGATACAATTAACTCATTTAAAGCTACAGCAAGTAATGGCGCGTATGGTACCAGATGGTGTTTACTTAGATGCTGATGGTTTAGCTGAAATAGATCTTGGTAATGGGACAAATTATAACCCACAAGAAGCTCTAAATATGTTTTTTCAAACAGGTAGTGTTATAGGTAGAAGTTTTACATCAGAAGGAGATATGAATCCTGGTAAAGTACCAATACAACAAATAAGCAATGGGGTCAATGGTGGCAAATTGCAAAGCTTGATTACGACTTATAATTACTACATGCAAATGATTCGCGACGTAACTGGTTTAAATGAAGCTAGAGATGGTAGTACTCCAGATAAAAATGCTTTAGTAGGCGTGCAAAAATTAGCAGCAGCAAACTCTAATACAGCGACAAGGCACATATTACAGTCTATGTTATTTATAACAGCTGAAGTAGCAGAGTGTTTATCACTTCGTATAGCTGATATAATAGAGTATTCACCAACTAAAGATGCTTTTATAAGAGCGTTAGGCTCTCATAATGTAGCAACGTTAGATGAAATGAAAAACTTACATTTGTATGATTTTGGTATATTTATAGAATTAATGCCAGATGAAGAAGATAAAGCTAGATTAGAAAATAATATACAAGCAGCGTTAAATCAAGGTACTATTGATTTGGATGATGCTATAGATTTACGTAATGTTAGAAACGTAAAATTAGCTAATCAACTTTTAAAAATGAAAAGAAAAGCTAAAGCTGCTAGAGATGCTAAATCGCAACAAGCTAATATGGCAGCTCAAGCACAAGCTAATGCTCAACAGCAGCAAGCAGCGGCTCAAGCAGAAATAACTAAAGCAAACGCTAAAACTGATGCAGAGGCTAAATTAGAAGAAACAAGAAACCAATTAAAAATTAATTATTTGCAAAAAGAAGTTGAGTCTAAAAAACAATTAATGCAATTTGAGTTTGATTTAAACGCTAAATTAGAACAAATGCGAAGTGGATCAGATAATGTTAAAGAAAATAAAAGAGAAGATAGGAAAGACGCAAGAGTTGATAGACAAGCTAAACATCAAATGAATATGATAGAGCAAAGAAAACAGGGTGATTCCGTTAATAAATTTGAATCATCAGGTAATGATATACTTAGTGGAGGAGCAAACATGGAAAAGTTTGACCTTTAATTTTTAATATTTTATAAAATTTTATTATGACAGAAGAAAACAAAGAAGTTATCGAAGAGGTAACTGAAGAAAATAACGAACAACCTATTGAAGAAGTTATAGAAGAAGCTATAGACGAATCTAAATTTGATAGCGCTGGAGATCCAGACGTTATTAAAATAGATTTAGATGCCCCATCTCCTCAAAAAGAAGTTGTTGAAGATAAAAAAGAAAACGTAGAAGAAACAAAAGAAGAAGTAGTAGAAGAAGTAACTGAACAACCAGTTATAGAAGAGATTACTGAAGAAGAAAAGGTAGAAGAAGTTACAGAGGCAGTAGAAGAAGCTGTTGAAGAAGCCGTGGCTACTGGAAAGCCATTACCAGAAAATATACAAAAACTTGTAGACTTTATGGACGAAACTGGAGGTGATATAAACGACTACGTACAATTAAATAGAGATGTTTCTAAAATGGATGACTCTGACGTGTTAGATGAATATTATAGATCAACAAAACCTCATTTAACAGCAGAAGAAAGAAACTTTTTAATGGAAGATACATTTAGTTATGATGAAGAAATAGATGATGAAAAAACTAAACGTAAAAAGAAAATAGCCCTCAAAGAGCAAGTTGCCGAGGCTAGAGCCCACTTAGACAGGCAAAAGTCTAAATATTACGAAGAAATTAAAGCTGGAAGTAGATTAACAGAAGATCAACAAAAAGCTATTAATTTCTACAATGAATCTGAAAAAAAGAAAGAAGAACACAATAAAAGCAAAAGAACTTTTTTAAATAAGACTGATAGTTTCTTTGGACAAAATTTCAAAGGTTTTGAATATAATGTTGGAGATAAAAAATATCGTTTTAATGTTAAAGATGTAGATAAAGTAAAAGAATCTCAAAGTAACATCAATAATTTTGTTAGTAAGTTTACTAATAAAGAAAATTCAATTATTGAAGATACAGCAGGTTATCACAAGTCTTTATTTACAGCTATGAATCCAGATGCTATTGCTAAGCATTTTTACGAGCAAGGCAAAGCTGATGCTATAAAAAGTCAAGTTGCTAAAGATAAAAATATTGATTTAAATCCTAGAAAAACGCACGGCGAAACTAATGTTGGGGGTGTTAAGTATAAAGTTTTAGGTCAATCTTCTTCTGATATTAAAAACAGATCATTTAAAATTAGAAAGAAAAATTAACAATTAAAATTTAAAAATTATGGCAATTATACCCGGAGGTAGTTTGAATAGTGTTCCTGCTCCACAAAAGCAAACACTTAACTCAAACTACGTAGATTTTACGAGTACAGCAACTGAAGGCTGGGCTCAACAATACCTGCCTGACTTAATGGAAAAAGAAGCTGAAGTTTTCGGACCGAGAACTATATCAGGCTTTTTAGCTCAAGTTGGTGCAGAAGAGGCTATGACATCTGATAGAGTCATTTGGTCTGAACAAGGTAGATTACACTTATCACTAATTGGTACTTTAGATGTAGACGGTAACGTTTCATCTACAGGAACAACTGGTAAATTTACAAGTGTTAAAGACGTTGATGGTAACCCAATTACGACTACACATGGCGTTAGAAATCATGATATTGTTTTATTAGCATCTGCTGGTAAAGTATCAAGATGTTTAGTTGTGGCTGTTGATGGTGCAGATATAGGTTTAAGACCTTACGACGCTGGTGACTTAACGGGTCACTCTGAAACAGCTGAAGCTGCTACATTATTAGTTATTGGTTCTGAATTTAAAAAAGGCGATAACTACGATGGATCAGAAAGAAGAGACGCTAATGAGCCTGACTTTAAAACTTTTACTAACAAACCAATTATAATGAAAGATTACTACGAAGTATCTGGATCAGACGCTTCAAGAATTGGTTGGGTAGAAGTTTCATCTGAGCAAGGGCAAGGTGGTTACTTATGGTACTTGAAAGCTGAAGCTGATACAAGAGCTAGATTTACTGACTACTTAGAGATGGCTATGATTGAAATGGAACCAGGTACTACTCAAACAAATTCAGTTGGTGATGAATTAGGATTTACTACTGAAACTGATGCTGGTACTGAAGGTTTATTTTATGCTATTGAAAACAGAGGTAATGTTACTTCTGGTGTAACAGGCGTTAATGCTGCTACTGATTTAGCTGAATTTGATGCTATACTAGCTGAGTTTGACAAGCAAGGTGCTATTGAAGAATACATGATGTTTGTAAACAGATCAACTAGCTTAGCTATTGATGACATGCTTGCTTCAATGAATTCTTACGGAGCTGGAGGTACTTCTTATGGAGTATTTGACAACGACGAAGACATGGCGTTAAACTTAGGTTTCTCAGGATTTAGAAGAGGTTCTTATGACTTCTACAAATCTGACTTTAGATACTTAAATGATAAAGCTACAAGAGGTGGTATTAACGACGCTGCTGGATCTGCTGCTATTAGAGGAGTTATGATTCCAGCTGGTGTTTCAACTGTTTATGACCAACAAATGGGTAAAAACATGAAGAGACCTTTCTTACACGTAAGATTTAGATCTTCAGGAACTGATGACCGAAGAATGAAGACTTGGGTTACTGGTTCTGTTGGAGCAGCTACATCAGCATTAGATGTTATGCAACTTCACTTTTTAACTGAAAGATGTTTAGTAGTACAAGGTGCTAACAACTTTATGTTAATGAAGTAAGACTATTTATTTATAAGGGCGGTCTAGTATCGCCCTTATATTTTTATTAATTATATTATATATTATATTATGGCAAAGAAAAAAATAACTAAGGTTGAAGAGCCTATAGTTGAAGAAACAGTGGTTGTTGAACAACCTAAAGTTGAGGCTCCTAAAATAAAAGTTAAACCAAAAAATACTTGGGAAATAAAAGATAGGGTTTATTATTTAAAAAATAAGCTTAAACCTATAACAAGATCTATTAAATCATCAAACATATATTATTTTGATGAGCAACTAGGTTATGAAAGAGAGTTAAAATACTGTATAAATCAAAGAACTCCTTTTGTAGACGAAATGAAAGGTGATCAAAGACTAGATCATATAGTTTTTAGAAATGGCGCTTTACACGTGACGAGAGAAAAGCAAACTCTTCAAAAATTATTATCATTATATCACCCTGATAAAGACGTTTTATATTATGAACACAAACCTGTTGAGATAGCAGCTTACCAAATTGATAGGCTTGAAATGGAAGCTGATGCAATATTAATGGCTAGACAAATAGACATTGATATGGCTGAGGCTATTATGAGAGTTGAAAAAGGATCAGCTGTAGCTAATTTAAGTTCCAAAGAATTAAAAAGAGATTTATTGTTATTTGCTAGACAAAATCCAGATTTATTTTTAGAGTTAGCTAGCGATGACAATGTCCAACTTAGAAACTTTGGTATAAAGGCTGTTGAAGAAGGTATAATTTCTTTATCTAGTGATCAAAGGTATTTTGTATGGAGTTCAACTAATAGAAAAATTATGACAGTTCCTTTTGATGAACATCCATATACAGCATTAGCTCATTGGTTTAAAACTGATGAAGGTATGGAAATATATACAAATATAGAAAAAAGATTAATGTAATAATCTTTTAACTTAATATTAATAGCCACTCATTACGGGTGGCTATTTTTATTTAAATGCTAACCTTTCACTTTATTATGTAACTATATAATAGTAAAATATATAGTAATGGCAGTAAATATAAACAGCGTATATCAAAAGGTTTTAGCTCTATCAAACAAAGAGCAAAGAGGTTATATAACACCACAAGAGTTTAATCTATTAGCAGATATGGCTCAAAATGACATATATGAAAATTATTTTCATCAAGCTAGAAACTCTAATGCTAAAATAAAAGATGATGACACGTATACAGACACATTAGAAATGATAGAAGCAAAGTTATCTCCATTTATTAAAGTTCAAGCTAATACTACTGTAAATAGTGGAATTTTAACTCTACCAACTGATATATATAAATTAATTAATATTAAGCGTGGAGTTAGTATAATAACAGAAGTAACTAAAAAAGAAGAAGATTATATTTTAGGCTTTACGCTTCAAAACAACGCTTTATATCCTAATACAGATCGCCCTATATATTCTAGGCGTAGCGCTAAAACTATATTAATAACGCCATCACCAACTAATGGCTCTAGCATAGAAGTTACTTATTATAGAGAGCCTGCAACTCCAAGTTGGGCATACGTTGTTGTTAATGATAAACCTTTATATAATTCTAGTAATACTGTTGATTTTGAATTAGCTTCTTCAGAAGAAGAACATTTAGTATCAAGAATATTATTATTAGCAGGTGGAGCAATAAAACAACCTGACTTATCTCAAGGGGCAGCGTCGCTTTTACAACAAAGAAATCAAGAACAAAATAGTTAATTATGGGATTTTTAGGAACAACAACAAATGTTGATTATTACGGATCTGGCGCTGCAGACAGTTTACCAGATGGTTTTGGTAATTATCAATTTATAGCTTTAAAAACAATTATAAATAACTTTATGTATATTTATGTTGGTGAAAATAAAATAATATCTAAAGTTAATAGGACTGACGTACAGTTTCATGCTATACGAGCATTACAGGAATTATCTTACGATATATTAAAATCTTTTAAATCTCAAGAAATAGAAGTACCTAACACATTAACCATGGCGCTGCCAAGAGACTATGTTAATTATAGAAAAATAGCAAGAGTTGGTGATGACGGTATTGAAAGAATAATATACCCAACTAGACATACATCAAACCCATTTGCTATAACTCAAAACACAGATGGTGTATATCAATTTATAGGCGACAATTTAACAGAGCAAACTCCTAGCGATACTTTATCTAATTTTCAAGATACAAGTCCTGTTGATTATAATTTATACGATATTAATTATGCGTCTGACGTAGAAATATCTGTAGAAGGAAGAAGATATGGATTAGAACCTGAGCTTTCGCAAATGAACGGATCTTTTTATATAGATAATTTAAGAGGCAAAATACATTTTAGCTCTGGACTATCAGGTTCTACTATAGTATTACACTATGTAAGTGATAGTGTAGGTACTGATGCTGAAATGGTAGTACATAAGTTTTGTGAAGAAGCTTGTTACAAACATATAATGTATGGTATACTTTCTAGTAGATCTAATATACCTGAGTATATTGTACAAAGATTTAAAAAAGAAAAATTTGCTGAAACTAGAAAAGCAAAAATTAGGTTATCAAATATTAAAATAGAAGAATTTACTCAGATAGTAAAAGGTATGGGTAAGCAAATTAAATAACTATGCCAGAAATTAAAAATAATTTTTCAGGAGCTAAAATGAATAAGGATCTCGATGAGAGAATACTTCCTAACGGCCAGTATAGAGACGCTATGAATATTCAAATATCTTCATCAACCGCTGTAAAGAGCGAGCCTGGAGATGTTAATATTCCAGGCTCTGGTAGTTTTTCTGGCATTGGTAATATTGGTGCTCTTCAAAACATACCAGGAAATGAAGAAGTAGCAACAGCTTCTACAACAACTGATTATATAAGTTTTCTTTCTAATGGAGTAACGTTAGTAGGTAATGAATCAAGAATTATAGCTAGTATTGCAGATGAGAGTAAAAACAAAAGTTATTATTTTTGTGCATCACCTGTTCCAATAGATGGTATATTATCTATTTTACAAAACAGTGTTACTGATAGTGGCAACAACGGGGTTATAAACGGTGAAAGAACTTGGGTTGATAGCATAATTGAAGTTAGTGCTGATGGGCCAAATGATACTTCTAAATTTATTTTTGTTGATAAGTTTGCTATTACAAATACAGTAGCTAATGCTTTTCCTGGCGTAACTACTGTAAATTCTACTGTAGTAACTGTAGACGATGGATCTAAATATAGAGTTGGTATGCGTATATACGCTAATAAAACTTCTAACGGAACTAGTTTATTACGTAACACTCACAATCAACCTTATGTTGAAATTATGTCAATAACAGGTAACAATTTGCAATTAGATACCGAAATAAATGTTGATTTATCAGATGCTTATTCAGTAGCTTTTATTTATCCACAAAGAGTTTTAGAATTTGATTATTACAATGGCGATGCTTATGGTTCGTTTAATATAATACCATCTTCATCAATTAATATTTTAGATAACTTATTAATGTGGTCTGATGGTAAGCATGAGCCTAAAAAAATAAATATAGACAGATGCGAAGCTGGAACTAATATAGATGGCGTGGCTAATGATGGAAAAACACATACTAAGTTATTTGTAAAAGATCCTAAAGGATCAGAGTTAATATCAATAGATACTTTAGAATATATACCTAGCACTTTAATTAATTTAACTACAGACGTTTTACATGAGCACGTTACTACAATTAAAAAAGCTCCTACATTATCACCTGTTATCGATATGGCCGTTAGTGATCGTAATCCATCTTTAATAGATTTTCCATTAGGCGATTTTCAAATAGTACAAGATATAAATGGAGATGGTAGCATTAATATTAATGATTCAGCTTTTGTAGCTGGTGATGAAATTCAAATAACTTTTCCTAATAATGTTGATTTTAGAATAGATGATATTTATACTTTTACCTCAGCTAACTCATCAGAAGAATATACTTTTAGAGCACAAATAACAGATATAGATGATGATAATCCTCAATTAGCTACTTTAGATCTTTTATTTGTTGATAGTGAAATAAATGGAGGTAGCTCTTCTTTTAATCCAAGTAACTGGATAGTTACTTTAGAAACTCAAAGACCAATTTTTGAAGCTAAGTTTGGTAGATTTGCTTATAGGTACAAGTATGAAGACAATGAGTGCTCTAGTTTTGGGCCTTGGTCTGAGTTAGCATTTTTACCTGGTAGATTTAATTATACTCCTAGTAAAGGATTTAATGAAGGTATGTCTAATACTGTTAGAAATTTAGTCGTTAAAAACTTTTTACCTATAATTTTTTCAAGACCACTTGATGTTAAAACAGTAGAAATTTTATGGAAAACTACAGATAATCAAAACGTTTATGTAGTTAAAAGTATTACTAGAGGAATAGATGAAGAATGGAAAGACATGGTAGTTAACAACACAAATCTTCAACAAACCGGTGAGCTTGTTATTAAATCTGAATTAATATATAAAGTTGTAGAAGCTAATCAACTTCTTAGATCCTGGGATAATGTTCCTAGACATGCTAGAGCTCAAGGAATAACAAGTAATAGATTAGTTTATGGTAATTACACTCAAGGTTATGATATTAATGCAAAAGTAGGATTACAGCAGTCAGTTATTTCAAAAAAATTTGCATTTCCAAATCCGCAAAAATCAGTAAAGTCACTTAGAGAATATCAATTTGGTATAGTTATTGGTGATAGATATGGAAGGGAGACGCCTGTTATATCTGGTGGATATAAAAAAGTAAATCAAGACGGAACAATACAAGTTATTCCTAGTACTTCTAAGCTTGATAAAAAAACAGCACCATTGTCTAATAAATTTAAATTAAAACAAAAGTGGCAAGATAGTAATCCAACAGAGATAGAGTGGATGGACTATGTTAAATACTACGTAAAAGAAACTTCTAATGAATATTATAATTTAGTTTTAGATAGATGGTATGATGCTGGCGACGATAATATTTGGTTGTCATTTAATTCAGCTGATAGAAATAAAGTAGACGAAGAAACTTATTTAATATTAAAAAACGAGCACGGTAGCCAGACTGCTATAACTCAAGAAGCTAGATATAAAATATTAGCTATAGAAAACGAAGCTCCTGAATTTGTAAAAGCAACTAACCACGATTATCCTTTAGTTAAAATAACACCAAAGCATATTTATGGCGCCGCAGCTGGTGCTAATCCTGATTATTTTGGTGATGGTGGATTAGGTGGTACGGCTTTAGATAGTTTTCCTAATAACATAATAGCAAGTGGCGGTACTGGCGGCGAAGATGGTTGGGTTGCTAACCAAAGCGGTACTGATAAAATATTAAGTGATAACTTTATTGCTGATGATTATCCTGAGTTTAAAGGAATACCAAAAGTAAGAATTGTAGGTAAATTTACAGATAGTAGCGGCGTTAAGTTTGAAGCTAAAAGTCCATTTAGAGTCGTTACTCAAGTTTTAGATAATTCAGCTGGAGAAAAAGGAGTTGGTATTAGAGAAGAGTTTTTAAAAGGTGACGTTTGGATGTATCAAAAAATAGCTAATCAAGGAGCTTCTTTGCCTTCTACAGCCTCTGCTGTTGCTCAAGATCAACCTGAGTATTTTATGGAACTAAGAGATCAAGTCTTAGAAAACAAAGCAGAGTTTGAAGGCAAGTTTTTTGTTAAAATAGCTAAAGATGCTGTTTTAGAAAATAGCGTATTAACTGATAATTTAGGAAGTTATGAAGTAGTATCGTCATTTAACGTAGCTTATATGGCAGCTGCGCAAACAAATCCAGCTATTGATAATAATGATTTTTCTGGAGACATGGATTTTGAGACTTCAAATTGGGAAATGCTTGGAGGATTTACAGCTGCAAATATTGCTTTATCAAATACATCACCAGTTAATAGCCAAGGTAATACATTTACTCAAATGGAATTTGGTTCTAATAACAACGCAACTGCTGTTTTTTGGAATACTTGGTATAATAATCAAGATAGAACTGCAGATATATTTATAGATGAGATGCCAGCGTCTAGTGGTTATCGTAGAAACGGCTTTGATACTGATGCACAGCCTCTTTTTGATATGCCAATATTAGATAGTAATACAGAAATATATGACAACGCTTCTACAAGTAATAGCAATAATAAAAGACAATTTATTCCAGCTGGACTTTCTTCAGGTGGTATGCAAGATGGAACGCTTGGTCAACTAACTTTTTCTATTGTTGGTAAAATAGAAGATGCGAATAATGAACATGGAGAGTGGAGCGGTGCTAATGCTTTTTTTAGAGACAATATGGAGCAAGATGGAGCATTATTTAGATTTGCTAATGATCCTAATCTTACTGTGTATAGAATTAACACGCAATGGCAGGAAACTTATACTGATAATAATGGTGAAATACAGTCTATTAGTCCTACTATTAGAATTAGAAGTAAAAATTATCAAACTGGCTGGCCATCTTATAGAGATAGAAGTACTATAATAGTAAGGTTTGAAAGAGTTGATGGTAACAACCAGCCTTTAGGAACTGGTCTAGACGCTCAAGTTTGGGATCCTAGAGGAACAATAAAGCATAACGGCCTTGGTAGTTTGCAAATTGAGTTTGTTAGAAAAGCGCTTATTACTTCAAACGCAGAACAGAGTATAACGACTACAGCTGCTTGCTTTGAAACAGAACCTAAAGAAGATGTTGGTTTAGATATATATTACGAAGCTAGTCCTGCTATCCCTATAAGATTAAACAAAAAAAATATTTTTTCTTATGTTGGAGCAAATTTTACAAGAGAGAAAGCTAGTACATTTTCTGTTGGAAATAGACAAGTTGCTTTTCAAAGCTCTAATGTAAGCGTTAATATTCAAGGGCAACCATTTGTAACAAGCTGTATTAATGATAATGTTATTGAAGTTAAAAATAAAAACGTTAATGGAGTAGACACGCTTTTAACAACTTCAGTCTCGCCAGGTTATTTAAACTTAGATCAATCTGATGGTGTTTGTGCTGCTATAAAAGATTTTGTTTCTTTTACAGATAAAAATGGTTTAGTAGTAAAATCTAGAATTAAAGACCATATGCAACTTACTAGTTCTAGTAGCAGTGTAGCTAAGCTTTCTAACAGATATTCTTTTACTACTACAACATCATTTAACGACACTTTTAATATGTTCACTAATTATGGTACTTCACTGTTAGTAATAGATTCTGCTGATGCTAACTCTGGGAATATTGTAGCTGGTATGGAAGTCGTTGATAATAGCAGCAACGTACATATAAGCGCAGGAACTTTTGTAAAAACAGTAGACAATGCTGGATTTCAAATTAACGTTTATTTAAATCAACCTTTAATAGTTGACGGGTCTATAGATAACCCAGGCTCTTTTGATGTAACGTTTATAGAAGTTACTGGAAGATTTAAAATATCAAAAGAAGTTTGGCAGTTTCCAATAGAGTTGCCTTGGTTTAATTGTTATTCGTTTGGTAATGGTGTAGAATCTGATAGAATAAGAGATGATTTTAATACTCCTCAAATTGATAATGGTGTAAAAGTATCTTCTACATTTTTAGAGTATGGTGAAGAAACTAAAGGTAGTAGCATGATATATTCAGGAATATATAATTCTACTTCTAGTGTCAATAACTTAAGTGAGTTCAACATGGCTGAAAAAATAACTAAAGACTTAAATACTACTTATGGCTCTATACAAGCTATGAAAGCTAGAGATAATGATGTTGTTGTTTTTGCCGAAGATAAAGTTTTAAGAGTTCAGTCAGGGGGTAAAGATGCTTTATTTAATGCTGATGGAAATTCTCAATTAACAGCTACTGATAAAGTATTAGGAACAGCCATGCCATTTGCAGGCGATTATGGTATATCAAAAAATCCAGAATCATTAGCAGTAGAAGCTTATAGGATGTATTTTTCTGACAAACAAAGAGGCGCTGTATTAAGGTTATCAAGAAATGGTATAACACCTATATCTGACATTGGTATGAAAACTTATTTTAAAAACAAGCTAAAGTATCATACTAATATATCTGGTTCTTATGACGGTATTAATGATGAATACAATATAGTTTTACATGCAACTCCACAATATTCTTCTAATAGTGATGAAGCTAAATGTATTTCTTATAGTGAATCTTCAAAAGGTTGGATAAGTTTTAAATCTTTTACACCAATAACAGCAGTTAGTGTTTCTGATAGATATTACTCTGTTAATTTAAATAAAGTTTGGAAGCATAGTTCAGACGTAGATGATGAAATAAATAGAAATAGATTTTATGGTCAATCTGAAAATGAAAGAGTTGACTCTACAGTAGATGTTATATTCAATCAAGCCCCAAGTAATGTTAAAACATTTAAAACTATTAGTTACGAAGGTAGTCAAGGTAGAGTAAATCAACTTTCAACGGTTAATCAACAGAACAGTAATATAAATGGAGTTAGCGGTATTAGCAGTACAACTGATGGAGAATTTTACAATATAAACTTTAAAGAAGGTTGGTATGTAGACGCTATACAAACTGACTTAGATCCAATAACTCAAGGTATACAAAATCCTATATTGCCATTTAAAGGAGGTGGATTTGTTCCTGAGTTTATAGAAAAAGAAGGTAAATGGCACAATTATATTAGAAAATATGATACCGACAATGAAAGCACTAGTCCAAATATAAAAATTGATACTAGTCAATCTAATATTCAAGGTTTAGGATTTTTATTAAATAATCCAACTTTATTTCAATCAACACAATCTACACAGGTTGATGCAACAGATAGTGAAGGTAATGCTTTACCACAATAATAATTTAAATAACTATGTCAGTATATAACTTTACAGTATCACCATTTACTTTTACAGAAGCAGTAACAAATGCTGTTTATGCTCAAAATATGATTAGTGGTGGGACAATGACTATAACCCCTAATAGTGGTTACGTTGTTTCAGCTTCTGATTTTACAGCGGCAGGTACATTACCGGCTCAGTTTGCTAGTATATCATTTGCAGATAGTGGAACTGCTGGTGAAATAGGAAATACTGTTATTGTAACTTTTGTATTTGCTACTTTATTTGAAATGTCTACAGGCCTTGAAACTATAAATCTACCAATATCTGGACACGCTAGACCTATAGACAATAAGCGGTACATAGATTTTAATATTGATTTTGTTGATGACACAAATGTTAATTTAAACGGAGTTTCTACTGTAGAAAAATTAGGCACCGCTATAACTAAAACAGGAGGAGTAACTGATTCAGATGGCATAAAAACTACAAATTTATCTGCAACAAATATTACTGCTGATTTTTTTGCTCAAATAGGTACTTTGCAGGTAACTGCTAATGACAGCCCTAATTTTAATTTTACAAATCCACCAACACTTACTTTTGAAAACCTTCCACAAGGGACAATATCTTTACAATTAGACAATGTTGTTAGGAGAGATGGAGAAACTGAAACTGTAAAAACGTGGAATTATAAAATAATGTTCATAAGTGACATTGATATAACTCAATCTTCTGGAGCTAAAGTTTTTATAAATTACAGTCCTATATTAGCTAAAAGCTCTATTAAAGAAATACAACAAGTTATAATAACTGGTACTGAAATACCTATTAATGGAGCTAAGAAAAAAATAAAAGTAATAGGCGACGCTAGCGCTGAATTTGATTTATTTATAACAAAAGCTAGTAATAACACGTCTATAATAAGTAGTAGTAATACTATACTTGGGCCTAACTCAACCATATCTACTATTACAACACAATATGGTGTAATGAATGGTATTAATAAAACTTTAGAAATACAAAATATTGATCCACTTTTTTCAGGCTATGAAATATATCAAAGTTTTCCATCAGCTAGCGCTAATGAAGCTTATCATATAAATATAACTCCAAAAAATGGAACTATATTAAATTCTAATTTAAATCAAACTATACCTCAAGTTATTATTAATCAATATATAAACCCAACAATAACATTAACTACAAAAACCGCAGGATTAAGTAATTATTCTGTAACAACTAACCCAACTATAGCATATAAAGGTAAGCCAAACAAAAGGCCAGGTCAGCTAGAGTTCATGAGACATATAGTAGATACTTTTAGATTTAAATATATTTTTACAAAAGGTGTAGGTGGGAGTTCATTTTCAACAGCTGATCTACCAACTTGGGATAGTTCAGATTTATCAGCAACAACTACTACGTCTGATTGGGAAGAAAGCGTTTCTGGGCATGGCAACGAAATAGAAATAGTAGATATAACGTTAACTAAAAATAATGAAACAACGCCTACAATAATAACAGTTGAAGGAACTCTTGTTATATTAAAATTTGGAACAGCTGATGTTACATTTAATTTAGATTCAAGTAGATTTCTAACAGTAACTTAATATTAAAATATGGAAGCAGTAATATTACAAGTAAAAAGAGATCAATACCCATCTTTGCAAGTTGGTGATAGAGCTTTATATATTAATTATGCAAACAACGAAAGCACTGGTGGGTTTGATGTTCAACAAGGAACCACGCAAGGAGGCAATAATTATAATGATATTGGTAGTAATACTCCAAACGCCGGTCAAATACAAGTCATAGGAAGAATAAATAGTATAGACCATACAACATCATTAGATGACGGTACCGAAACGACAACTATAATATGTACTATTTCAGAAAGTCAAACAATACCAAGTCTTAATGATAAAAGTTTTATATTTTTTCAAAAAGAAGCTAGTGTTAATTCTAACTCTGTAAAAGGCCATTTTGCTAAAGCTAGATTTAGAAATGGATCAGCTAATAGAGCAGAGCTGTTTGCAGTAGGTTGTGAAATCCACGAAAGTAGTAAATAATAAGCAAAAAATGTAACTATATTCATAGTAAAATTAAATATAATATGAATAATAGTAAACTAACTTCTAGAAAAATAAAAGAAGAAGACTGGGGTATTTTAGAAGAATGGTGGAGCAATTGGCCTGACTCATCAGCTCCACCAAAAGATTCTTTACCAGGTAACGGTACTGATGGAATAATTATTGAAGATAACGGCCAACCAGTTATAGCTGGTTTTATTTATCAAACAAACTCTAAATTAGCTATGTTAGAAGGGTTAATATCTGATCCTAATTATAAAGATAGAAAAAAAAGAGATGTAGCAGTACACACGTTATTATTATGCTTACAAGAGGCTGCTAAAATTATGGGATATAAATATATATTTGGTATGACAGAAAATAAAAGAATAACTAACTTAAGAACTAAATTTGGATGGTGTTTAAACGCTAAGCCTAACTACGTACTTACAAAAATATTATAATATGGGAGGAGTCGCTAAAGGTATTAAAAACGCTATTCAAGGTAATAAAAGATTAAAAGAAGCTAAGAAAAAAGAGCAAGATGCTAAAGAAGAACTTGATAAACAAAAAGCTGTATATCAAAATATAGACACAAGTAATCCTTTTGAAGGTATGGTTAATCAGTTTGCTGGACTGCAAAATCAATACGCTGGTTTAGAAAATACTATGGAAGATTTAACTGTTAATAAACAGCAGGCTGAATTTGAAGCTCAACAATTTGCTCAAAGTCAATCTAATATATTAAGTGGTTTAAAAGAAGCGTCTGGCGGTAGTGGTATAGCTGCGTTAGCTCAATCATTAGCTCAACAAGGGCAAATAGCTGCTCAAAAATCAGCAGCAAGTATAGGTATGCAAGAATCAGCTAATCAAAGAGCTGCGGCAGCAGAAGCTGGTAGACTACAAACTCAAGAGGCTAAAGGTGGTTCTGATATTGCTTTACAAAAAGCTCAAGGTCAAGCAGATGTAGATTCTAAAATAGCCAGTGGAGCGCAAGTATCTCAACAGTTAGAAATGAAAAAACAAGGAGCTCTACTTGAAATGGAGATGAGTGAGTTTGATAAGGCCCAAGCGGCAACAGCTGGAGCTCAAGCGCAGAAGGATCAAGGTGTTGATGATATAATTAGTGGAGTAGGAGATCTTGCTCTGAAAGCAGTTATGTCAGATAGAAAATTAAAAAAGAATATTAAATTAATAGGTAAATCTCCTAGTGGTATAAACATATATTTATTTGAATATATTGACAAGGTTTTTGGAGAAGGTGTTTATCAAGGCGTTATGTCAGATGAACTATCTA